AAATAACATCTACCAAATCTTCGCGCTGACCAACAGCGGTATGTGCGTTATAAATAGCCATGATTCACCTCAAATAAATTTCTCAAATACACTTGCGGCATCAGCAACCCTTCCGGATTCCCTAGCTCGCGCCTTAAGTTTCTTCAGTTCTTCAGCGTTACTATCTCTAGGCTGCGATACGCCAGCTTTAATCACTTTAGGAGCCTGAGCTACTTTCTTAGTAATCTCTGGCTTACTAGCAACTAATTTGTCGTACTGCATTGCCTTGTAAAGCGTTAGAACCGCACGAGAGTCATAGACACTCGCTAACTCTTGATCCGAAAACCCTAGACTCTTTCCAAACTCACGGATGTTCTTCCGCAAAGTCTCACCCTTAGCCGGGTCTGCAAACTCTGGAACAGCCGCCACTAACTTCTGGCTTTCCTCAGCGACATAACGCTGGAGATTCTGTTGCCGTTCATGCTCTTGTTGCTGTGCGATTCTCTCGCGTTCAGCCCTAACAGCATTGAGTTGCTTATCCCTCTCTACCATCTCAGCTACCTTTACAGAGTAGCCAATGGGATCAGTTTCCTTCAGGTAAGCTAGGTTTTCCGTCTCATCTTGAGGTTTGAGCATTTGCTCCATCATCTCAAGACGTTGCGCGTATTGATCGCGCAGAGCCTTAGCTTCTTGAACCGCTTGGCGCTCGGCCTCAACCGCCTTACGTTCCTCAGCTACAGCTTGCGATTTCTTGGTGTAATCAGTGCCAAGTTGATATGACTTGATAAGCTCATCTAGGGTTACCTCCCGTTCTTCGCCAGCGGCTTTGACACGGAATTTCTGAGGTTCCTCGGCTTCTTCAACGTCCTCGTCTTGTTCTACCTCGGACTCAACTTCTTCCGATTCGGCCTCGCTCTCGTTGGCTTCTGCTTGGTTTTCAGGTTGTCCGTCGGAGCCTTCATCACCACCCATTAAGCCCAAGAAAGCGTTAGCTGCACCTTCTACCGTCAACTCACCACTACCCTCAGGTGTCGTGTTCTGAGTATCGCTCATTTATGTTTCCTTAATTATATCGGGAACTGCCCGACGCAGTTACAAAATCTTTAGCCTGTTATCCTTTATTTTCTTGTCTGCAACCATCCCTTTAAGATGATCCTCCAGACTTTCAATAACCCTCAACCTGATATATGCCTGTTCCCTAGCATCTATCTCGTTAAACTCACTCATTGCAAACTTGTTAATCTCTTGATTCTTTAAGTCCTGCATCATTTCCTTAAAGTAATCATCTCGGAGTAGATTCTCAGCCCATTGAGACTTGTTCATCGTCCTAAAAGTCCTGTAGGAATACGCAATTCAGTCGGTGACGCAAATGGACTCATGCCCATAGACTGACGATAATCAGCCCACATCTGCGCTTTACGGTATATCTCATCAGTTGGATCATTACCTTGCAGCAAGTAATTAATCTCATCCTGAGTTAATGTAGGAACCAATGACGGAAAACTACGGCCTTGTTCATCCGTAACCGATATTTCAGTTGACTCGCCATCACTAGCTGGCAATAGCCCAAAATATCCTTTCCCCTTCATACTTAATGGCTCACTAGGGCTTTCAGCATACCTAGCGCCAAAGTTAAGCAACCCTAGTAATCCATTCATTGCATACCTTATTTTGATTTATTAGAACTGTTTAATTTTTTTAACATTTCTAAATGATCTGAACCAACAAAAAACACTCCTTTGGGCTGATTTAATAGCCAACGCTGCCTTGATTCGTTAGCTTTATCTGCCATTTTACGAGCTTGAGTGTCACCTGATTCCCACATTAATTTTTCGCCACGTTTTAAAAAAGACTCAACATTTTTCTCAGTTGCTATCTTTTGACTATCATTCAAAAACTCTTCCCCCATTGCTCCTAAGAAACTATTTAGTTCTTTAGGGCTGTAACGACGATCTTTAAAATAGCCTATTTGTTGTTGATTTTTTAACAATGAGTCAAAAATAGTATTGTTAGAAACAAGTGCATCTTTTTGTTTGTTTACATCAATATTTGTAAATATTGTGTACAAATATTCAGATGGATAACCTTTAACTGACTTAGAAGCTAAATCATCCCACGAACCCTTATATTTAATACCGGGTATTTTATCTCCTCCAGAACCTTCATAAAAAGCCCCAACTTTATTAGCAAGTGTTTTAATATCTGATGGCAAGTTAATATCTTTTCCGTGTTCTTGCCCAACAAATACTAAACCCGGTTTTGGAGAATAAACGAATTCATTTTCTGGAATTGCATTTGGCGTATTAAACAAAAGACCGGCATTTGGGTTAACGGGTTGTTTATTTGTTGAGTTTAATATACTGTCTAAAAGACCAACCATCATGCGCCCCTTGTCAATGCTCCTAGTTCTTTCAGAGCCTTCAGAGTCAGTTCCGTTTGCTTGTTCTTGGTATCTTCATCAGCCAGATCAAGTGCCAATACAGCCTGAAGTTGTTTAACCGCAAGTTCAGCCTCTTTAATGCGAAGTTCAGCCGAATCACGCTGGTTCTTCATCTGCATCTCTATGCCCTTACGGGTAAATTCCGCTTCGAGGGTTTGACGCTCCAGATCAAGTTTAGCCGCGTCAATCTGGGCTTTGGCTTGCGTCTTTTCACGTTCCACCTGAGCAAGCATCTGTGCAACTTCTGCCTGAGCATCAGGTGCTGGCGGTTGAGGCTGAGATAGCGCAGCATTAATTTCAGGCGTAATCTCATTCATAAACTCCGATGCGTCCTTAAATCCAGCAGCCTCAATGAACTTAGCCAATGTGTTACGGTATTGCATCACGCTAACCAATGGATTAGCCGCACCGTATTGCTGAATAATCTGCTCTTGCTTGGAGAGAATCATCTGAAGCATCGTCAGCTTCTGTTCCCGATCGCCAGAACCCAGACCAACATTGACCGAAATATCGTACTCATTAGCCCATGTACGAGGGTCATACTGGACGTACTGACCACGCATACGGATTAGCTTAGGCTTGTCCTGATACTTGCCTAAAAGCCTTAAAATGCCCTTAAACAAGCTCTTAACGCCTGTCTCTGCGAACACACGAGCAATCAACTCCAGCTTGCCAGAGTTAGACTTCATCATCGCAGCTACAGCAGCAGCCGTAACATTAGACAACACATCAGGGTCAAGACCTTGTTGCGCGTCATTCACACCAGTACGCTTGGCCTGAACCTGATCTAAATACTCCATCATTGGGAGCGCCTGACCGAACGTGCTCTGTACCGTTAGCGGAACCAAAGCATTCGGAGACTTCAGACGGATAATCCCACCCGGCGTAGCATTTAGCAGATCATCCAGATTCACCTGACCATCTACAGCGCCTACTCTGGCGTTATTCGTCAGGTACATATTGTCTAAAGACTGACGGGTAATCGTCGATTTCTCTAGCTGAATATCCACCACACGATCAGCCAATGACTGACCAAAGAACTTATGAGGGATAGGAATGGGGCAAATACTGTGGAACGGAATATAGTCGCATTCTTCATCGTCAAGGATTTCTGAGCCGCAATAGACAATCTTTCTCAGTTCAGCAATGCCATCCTCATCCTCATCGATACGGATATAGCACTCGTATACCTCAACCGTCTGCATGGACTGATCCAGACTGATATTCTGGTCAGGCTGCTCACCATTCTGGAATCGTGCTACTCGTTCCTCCGAGAACTCCAAATCATTGTAGGTCGGCAGACTATCAACCATCTCCTTGTCATAGCCTAACGCTATCAAGTCACTACGCGGCATCAGACGACGATGAGCTACAAACTGAGCAGTCTCAATGTCTTTAGCTGACTTGGAGATAAGGAATTCTTCAGGTGGGACATTCTCGATCTTGACGCAGCCGTACTCTTTCTTACGCTGGACATAGACCTCGTACTTAGGAATCTGCATGACATTCCCAAGCATATCGGTTACTTCCTCAAACTCAACTTCCTGCTTGATAACCTCTAAGGATTGATCTGCCAGCAATAGAGCAAGTTCATCTTCAGACAGGTTCTCGTATTCTTCTTTGGTAACGTCTACACGCTCGTCCCAATAAGACTTAACGACAC